GGATGGAAGTACTTCAACTTTAGCATTGGACTTTACAAGTAATCTTGATAACATCATGGATACTCCATCGTTATCTGCAAATACTGCAGTTGTCTACGGAGTTCTTCCTGAGAGTGATTTTTACACTTTAACTGGAACATATTCAAATGTTATAAATGAATATGGATGTGACACCGTTAACATCGCGACCAACGATTTGTCTTCTGATGAGAACGACCCATGGTATTATGCTAACTTTGATATTACATCAGGAAATGCTTATTCAGGATATTCTTTCTTCTATAATGTTAGTTCATTAACTTCGGGAGCGTCATCTACATTTACTGGTACTATTACAGGTAAAACATATACTTACTCAGGGACTGCATATTATGACTACAACAACATGGTTGTTGCAACTTTACGTTCAAGAGGTATCTCTTTATTTACTAATAGTACTACAAGTGATAATCATGGTCCGATATATGAAGTAAGTGGATTAACTGATTTACAGTTAGTTTGTACTGAACAATATTCAGGAGTAACACAATCACCTTTCGAATCATTCTTAATTTCAGGTGTAACTAAAGATGGAGACAATTTCTCTTTTGAAACTTCAATGTCAGCATCATCTTCTAAGTATATTACAAAAGTATTGGGTGTTGATAACTTCGGTAAATCAAGAAATGAAGTTCCTGTATTTGTTGAAGAAATTTACCCTGGAACTTTAAATTACGCTTACAATCAAGGATACATTCGTGGTTTGAATTGTAACTTAATTGCACTTGAAGGAGCTAGAAGTGAGGACCCGCAATCAATCGCTTATAATGTGACTCAATATAAGTCACCAAGTACACCTTTCTTAGTTTCTGAACTTAGAGGTAATAAGGTTTATAACTTATTCAAGTTCATATCAATTTCTGATGGTAATGCTGCAAACACAGAAGTAAAAGTTTCTATCTCTAACTTGTCATTTAATAATATGACATTTGATGTATTGGTTAGAAATTTCTTCGACACTGACGCTAACCCTGTGGTAATTGAGAAATTTACAAATTGTAATATGGACCCATTGTCTAATAATTTCGTTGCTAAGAAAATCGGTTCAAGTGACGGAGAATATGCATTGATTTCACGTTACATTATGATTGAATTGGCGGACGAAGCTCCAGTTGATGCAATTCCTTGTGGTTTCTACGGATACACTCAAAGAGAATATGCTTCTGTTGTTAACCCTTCACCAGTTCCAATCTTTAAAATAAAATATTATTTCCCTGGAGAAGTTATTTATAATCCTCCATTTGGAGCACCAACCGATGTAACTGAATCTTCAGGAGATATTGTTAGAAGAAGTTATTTAGGTTTCTCAAGTCAATTTGGAATTGATGATTCATTCTTACAATACAAAGGTACACAAAATCCTTTGAATTGGGTGGCATCTCCACTACCTGTTGAGGGTCAAACTTGGAATTACTTAAGTAAAGGTTTCCATATGGACTCAGGTGCTACAGTTGTAACACTTGCTAATTCATTTTTAACAAGTGGTCAAACAGCATTCGAATGTGGTGTTGCTGACTTTACAAGAGACCCTGAAACTCAAGAAAACCCTTACTATTTTATTTACTCAAGAAAGTATACGGTATGTTTCGCAGGTGGTTTTGATGGATGGGACATTTATAGAGAATTTAGGACAAACCAAGACAGGTTCCAAGTTGGAGCAACAGGTTTCTTGGCCGGAGCATCTCCGTCTCAAAGATATCCAAATGCAACTGGTACGGGATTGTTTAAAAGAATTGTAGTTCAAAACAATACTCAAGATTTTGCAAACACTGACTACTACGCTTACTTACTTGGTATCTTGACGTTCGCTAATCCTGAATCAACTAACATCAACGTATTTGCAACATCAAGTATTGATTATGTAAACAACTCTAACCTTGTAGAAGAAGCTATCGACATGGTACAATTCTCAAGAGCGGATTCAGTTTATATCGCAACTACTCCTGATTACAACATGTATACTCCTGATGCTACTAATCCTCAAGATATTATTTATCCTCAGGAATCAGTAGATAACTTGGATAACACAGGTATTGATTCTAACTACACCGCAACTTATTATCCTTGGATTCTTACAAGAGATACTGTTAATAACACACAAATCTATTTACCTGCAACAGGTGAAGTTTGTAGAAACTTAGCATTGACCGATAACATTGCATTCCCTTGGTTCGCTTCAGCGGGTTACACAAGAGGTCTTGTGAACTCAATCAAAGCGAGAGTGAAGTTGACTCAAGAAGACAGAGATACTTTGTATCAAGGTAGAATCAACCCTATCGCAACATTCTCTGATGTTGGAACTGTAATTTGGGGTAACAAAACCTTACAAGTTGCTGATACGGCACTTAACAGATTGAACGTAAGAAGATTGTTACTTCAAGCACGTAAGTTGATTTCAGCAGTAGCGGTAAGATTGTTATTCGAACAAAACGATCAAATCGTTAGACAACAATTCTTGGATAGTGTTAACCCTATCTTAGATTCAATTAGAAGAGACAGAGGTCTTTATGATTTCAGAGTTACAGTTTCTTCTTCACCTGAAGACTTAGATAGAAATACATTAACAGGTAAGATATACTTAAAACCTACGAAGGCGTTAGAATTCATCGATATCGAATTCTTCATTACTCCAACAGGAGCTTCGTTCGAGAATATCTAATAATTAATAGGGGGGGTAAAATCCCCCCTTTAGCCAAATGAAAAAAGTATTTACAGAAGGATTTAAAAGTGAGGGCACTCCAGACTTAAAATATTATGCGTTCGATTGGGACGATAATATTGTTCATATGCCGACTAAAATTTTAGTTAAAGACGAGAGTGGCAATGAAGTTGGAATGTCTACTGATGACTTTGCTGAGTTCAGACATCAGATAGGTAAGGAACCATTCAGTTATAAAGGTAACACGATTGTAGGATATAGTGATTCTCCATTCAGAAACTTCAGAACCGATGGGGACAAAAGTTTCTTAGTGGATGCTATGAGAGCAAAAACAGGACCGGCTTTTGATGATTTCAGAGAAGCGATTAATAATGGGTCAATATTTGCGATAATTACTGCGAGAGGGCACAACCCAAACACTATAAAAGAAGCAATTTATAACTATATTATAGAGGGGTTCAACGGGATAGACAAAGACGAATTAATTAAAAATCTTAAAAAATATAGGTCTTTTATAGGTGAAGATGAAATGAGTGATGAAGAATTGATTAAGTCATATTTGGAACTTAATAAGTACCATCCAGTGTCTTTCGGTGATGACAAAGGTGCTGTCAATCCTGAAGAAGCTAAAGTAGAGGCAATGGAAACTTTTGTAAATTATATTAAAGCTATGGCAGCAGTACTTAATAAAAAAGCATTCTTAAAAAAGGATATAAGTAATAATTTTAATCCAGATAATTTATCTATAGGATTTAGTGACGATGATCCAAAAAATATAGAAGTAATGCAAAAGCACTTTAAAAATAAACCAGATAATATAGTAAAAACTTATTCTACTGCTGGAGGATTTAAGCAGGAAGTTAAATAAGAATATCGTTTTCAAAAAAAAAGTAAATAGAAAAATTTTTGCGAAAGGGTATATTTATCATTAAAATAACAAAAACAAAAAAATTAAAAACACATGGCTGATTTATTAATGAAAATGCCGATTCCTTACGAACCAAAACGACAGAATCGTTTTATCCTAAGGTTTCCATCATCTCTTGGTATAAATGAATGGTTTGTTGAATCTTCTGCAAGACCACATATTGTTATAAACCCAGTTCCAATTCCTTTCTTGAATACTGAAACTTATGTCGCGGGTAAGTTCACATGGCAAACAATTCCAGCAGTGTTTAGAGATCCAATTGGACCTTCAGCTGCTCAGGCTCTTATGGAGTGGGTACGTTTACACGCAGAATCCGTTACAGGTCGTATGGGTTATGCTGCGGGTTATAAAAAAGATGTTGACCTTGAAATGTTGGACCCAACCGGAGTTGTTGTTGAAAAATGGATTCTTTATGGAACATTCTTAACAGATGTAAACTTCAATGCTTTGAGTTACGCACAAGATGGACTAGCAACAATTAACACAACACTTAGAATGGATCGTTGCGTACTTGTTTACTAATTTATCAAGATACTATTTATTAAAATTCAAACACATTTATATTTAACCGTAAAGCACTAAACTTTACGGTTAAATTTTTATATGGATAATCAAGCAAGAGAACACGGACAATCTAATTTCTCGTTACCACATGACGTTGTGCCTTTACCGACACAAGGTTTCTTCTACAAAAATAAAAAGAAGTCAATTAAAGTAGGATATCTTACTGCAAATGATGAAAACATCCTCATGGCTGGTGGTACAGATATGACACAAACTTTATTGAGGTCAAAGATTTATGAACCAGATCTTCGTATTGAAGATTTGTTAGAGGGAGATGTTGAATCAATATTAATCTTTTTAAGAAATACTGCATTCGGTCCTGAAATGGAGATGAATTTAATTGATCCGATGACCAAAAAACCATTCAAAGGTACGGTTAGACTCGATGAATTAGAAATAGTTAAGGGACAATTACCTTCTGAGGATGGTACATTTATTACCACGTTACCTAAATCACAAACAACGGTTAAACTAAAACCTATGACTTATGGTGAAATTTTAGAGGTTCAAAAAATGGCGGAGTCATATCCCCAAGGAAGAACGGCACCAAAGGTTACTTGGAGGTTAAACAAACAAATTGTTGAAATTAATGGAGTAACGGACAGGTCAGAAATTTCTAAGTTTATAGACCAAATGCCTATTGCTGACTCAAAATATATCAGAAAGTTCATGGATGAGAATGAACCAAAATTAGACTTAACAAGAACAGTAATGGCCCCATCAGGAGAGAAGCTAACAGTCAATGTTGGATTTGGGGTCGACTTTTTTCGTCCTTTCTTCTGATTATAGGAAAGGACAAATAGATGAATTCTATTATTTAAAAAAATTATTAAACGTTTCATACCAAGATTTTCTAATTATGCCTCTATTTGTTAGAAAATATCTTTTGGATAAATGGGTGGAAGAAAACAAAAGGGACTGAAAAATCAGTCCTTTTGTATTTATAAAATATAGATTCAAACAAGTATGCCTGACAACGATAAAAAAAGTTCAATTGAACAACTTAAAGAGGATATATTAGCACAACTCAAAGTTGATGCTGGTACCTTCATTGAATCATCTGATGCTTTAGCTCAGTATTCCAATGAGGTAAACAAATTTTTTACACAGGGTAGACAGAGAATGTCTGAACTTCAAACATCTCTGGCGGATACTACTCCTGCAGTTGCAAGGTTAGGTGGTGGTATTGGTGATGTTGCTAACATAATCAGTAAAGTCGCAGTCGAATCTCGTAGAAACGTCATAGCCTCCACAGAGGAAGTTGAAAAATTATATGCCGCTCAACAAGTTCTTGGACTCGGTGCGGATACATTGACCAAAGCATTTTTAGATGTTGGGATGGGACTTGAGACTGTAGGTGAATCTTTAGAGAATTCGATTGAATACATTCAAAGTATTGGAGGTAACGCTCAAACAGTAATGAAAGATGTTGCCAATAATATGGACCAAATGAACCGATATCAATTTGAAGGAGGGGTAATGGGATTAACAAAAATGGCAGCACAAGCTTCAATGTTGAGGTTTGATATGTCTCAAACCTTTCAATTGGCTGAAAAAGTTTTGTCCCCTGAAGGTGCTATTGAAACTGCGGCGGCATTTCAACGGTTAGGAGTTGCGGCAGGAACTTTAGTTGACCCGTTTGCTTTGATGAATGCGTCGATTAATGACCCAGGATCCTTACAAGATAGTTTGGTTGATGTCGCAAAACAATTCACATATTTTGATGAAAAAACTAAAACATTTAAAATAAACCCACAAGGAGTATTAACTCTCAAAGAGATGCAGCAACAAACAGGAGTTAGTGCTGCGGAAATGAGTAAGTTGGGATTAGCTGCCGCTGAGTTGGATGAAAGATTATCTCAAATAAGTCCGTCTATCAAATTTGAAAGTGAAGAAGACAAACAATATTTGGCAAATATTGGGGCAATGGGAGAAGGTGGAAAATATATTGTTGAACTTGAAGATGGTGCTAAAAAAGAACTACAATCACTCAATCAAGAAGAGTTTAATGAATTGATTAAAGAACAAAAAGAAAGGCCTAAAGACTTAGAAGAGATTGCTCGTTCTCAAATGAGTACTTCCAAATTAATCCTTAATGACGTATCGGCAATAAGAGCTAAGATTGTTGGTGGTATTGTCAGTGCAGGCCCACTTATAGAGGGAAGGGAAAAAATTCGTGAAGGAGTTACCACTGTTTCGGGAGAACTCTCTGAAATTGGTAGTACAGAACGGGTAAGACAAGAGACAACAAGGGCAATGAAAGATATTGGAACCCTTATAGATGACCTTATTTCAGATAAAGAAGGTAGTATGAGTACTACTGAAGCGGTCTCCAAATATTTGGAGAGCCTCGGTAGTCAAATGGGAAACATCGAAAAAAGTTTTGAAGATTCAATAAGAGAGACCGCAAACAAAATTGACCAAAAATCTTCGGATGATTCTTATATAGGGCAACTTCGGAAACAGCTTGAGGATAGTGTAACAAAAGAAGTTGTATCATCACAAACGGCCAACAAAGTAACTGCCACTTCTTTCATTGAAGGGAGACAAACACAGATGCAAGAAATGGCAACTTCTAAAACTGCAACACAAAGTACAAACACAAAAACAACAATTGATATTGGAGGAAACTTGAAGATTGAAGTTGTGGTCCCTTCAGGTGTAAGTTCAGAAATGGTACAAAAAATATTATCTGATGCCTTTAATTCACCGGATTTCCAAAATCTAGTAGTAAAACTTGCTGGAAGAAATACAAATAATTTCGCTCCTGCGGATACAACATATTAAAATCAAAAAACATCATATCTCCTATTTATTAAAAAAGAATTATAGATGGCAAGTCCGTTAGATTTTGTAAATTCAGAAGGGTTTAGAAAGAAACTTATTGTTAGGAACTTAACACCATACGCTAAGGCCCCTAATAGACCAACGCAACCTATTAATACTGAATACATTCAGTCTGATACATCAGTACAAGATAGTCCTGATCAGTTAATAGACAATCCTTCTTTTGCAAACAAACTATATCCGTTAAATCAGTACGGTAATGAGGGAGGGTATGAACAAGTTCCTGATCCAGGGGCGTTATTAAATACAAAGTCAAATGAAGGGGAGTATGGATATCAAGACGCTAATATAGTTGACCAGTCTATTCCTGAATCACAAAAGTGGAAACCTCTTAATGTTTTTTCGAATGGTAATCAATTACCATTGGATAGTGCTGAATTCTTTGGTTCACTAAGCCGTCCAGTTACAACAAACACATCTAATAATCAACCGTACCCAACTACTTTCGTATCTTCTACTTATACACCAGTTTCCATTTTATTATCACCTAATCCGAGTGGAAGTAATGGTTTACTAAGTCAAGATTCATTTATCGCTCGTTTGGGGGCACAAACTTTGAGAAGAGAGTTTGAAGAAAGAATCGCGTCTCAGATACGTCAGGATACTATAGGAAGGGCAAATGTTCTTAACGTTTCTAGTGGAACCGATATTGTCAATATATTATCAGGAGTTGTACCTATCATTGAGCCAGTATATACTATTACAGTAACCGCAAACCCAATACTTGCTGCAACAAACTTTGCTTTAAGACTTGGAGGTAGTATATTACCTGTATCACCTATACCAGGTTCTTATTTTGACCCAAATACAACTTTGGGTCAACCTACAACAATACAACAACTATCCAACGCTTTTAGACAAAGTGGTGTTGGTAAATTCTTTAACCGATTAATGGGTGGAGGGGAGACTGGTTCTCAAATCATGTTTAATAACATGGGTGCGGGACAACGGTCTAGATTGTTTAAAAACATAGATTTCAATAGATACAAACCTAATTTCCCAAGAAACTTTTTCCAAAGAGTGGGTGGAGCATTATTAGGAACCGTATCAGACAATAGTAATTTTTATGTTGGTAGTATTACTTCCAATCCATCACAAGTGTTTTCTCCTGTTGGAGATGTTCCTGTTAACCAATTCGGTGTTGAGCAACAATCACCAGTATATGGTCCTTCGGAGTTGGCACAGTTGTATGAAGGTCCAAGTCAATCAGTTAGACTTGGTGCTAATGGACCTACATATAGTAATGGTGGAGGTATTGAAGGTGGATTTACTTGGGTATCACCTAAGTACAGAGGTAACGCTGGTAAAAAAGTTGGTATCGGTGGAGAGATTACAAATGAAGATGAGGACTTCAGACCTTCATCTTATGTCAATACTGAATCCGTAAACAATGAATTCAAATCAGGATCCATTCTTGATAAAACACAAAGAATCATTGACAGCCAACCTCAAGGAGGTAAGCGTCTACAACACGTAGGAAACGCAATAGACCAAGTAAGTAAAGTATTCAATGATGGATATAAAGAACTTACAAAGGGTTCAAGAGTTTATAGATATGAAGGTGCTATTGGCCAAGAGGTTGGTACAGAATATTGCCGTGTATTTGCTAAGGATATTCCTTATCTTCAGTACAACGACTTACAAAAACAAGATGGTATTACTACCGAGAACCGAAGATTTGCTTATTCTGTTTTAGACAAGACTTATAACTTGAATATTGTCCCAAACAAACAGGAGGGAGGACAAAGTTCAACAAATATTGTTGGAACTATTAATAATGCGGTTGCCAAGAAATATATGTTTTCATTGGAAAACTTGGCATGGAGAACATCCAATACACCAGGTTTTTCAACGTCAGATTTACCTGTTTGTGAAAGAGGCCCGAATGGTGGTAGAGTAATGTGGTTTCCACCATATGGATTAACTTTTAGTGAATCAGTTCAATCCAACTGGAATACGTCAGATTTCTTGGGAAGACCGGAACCAATATACACTTATAAGAATACTTCTAGAGGTGGGTCTTTAACTTGGAAAATTGTTGTTGATCATCCATCAGTTCTTAATGTTATTGTAAATAAAGTTTTAGGGAATGAAACAAATAAGGTTAGAATTGATAGTATTTTGGAATCATTTTTTGCCGGTTGTAGGAAGTACGATATCTATGAACTGGCTAAAAAATATGTCACAGTAAATCCGAATGATTTGTTTGAATTGCAACAAGCAATCACGACGAAAAAAATGACAAGAGAACAAATTGAATATACTAAAAAAACCATTCAATCTGGATTCAATTCACCTAATGGTGCAGATGAATCAATTTCACAATCTGGAGGAGGTGGTAATACAAACTTAAACTTCGACAAATATCTACAACTAGGATTTTATTTTGGAAACGATTTTCCAAAACCGAACACAACTATAAATTATACAACTGAATACGCAAGATATACTACAGAAGTTAATGAGCAGTATTCCAAAAAATCAAATGCTACAGAAACCAAAAGTTTTTTCGATACAGTTGTTACTCCAAATTATAAGGCAATGGATGAGTTTGCGATAGATTTGGGAAAACAATTAGAAACTAACGAAGGGACTGTAACAGTATACATTAGTTCAAGTTGTTCAGCACCTGCAACTGAGTCATACAATCTTGAGTTATCAAAACGTAGAATAGAAGCGACAGTTAGATTCTTTCAAGAAAACAACGCAACTAAAACATTCATGTCTCAAAGTAGGTTGATGGTAAAAGAAGATCCTGGTACACCAGAAGAACGAGCCGGTGGACTCGGAGAAGCTGCAATATCAAATCCAAAGAAAAGTAATTTAACTAAAGGACCATATATCGATTCTTTGGAACCAAACGGAAAAACATTTGGATGTAGTGATACTAATGCTCAAGGAGGGGATACTTTGGTTGGTGCGAAAGAAATCTTTACAGTAGGAGCAATGGCTTGTAGAAGGTCATTTATTTCAAAAATAGTTCCAAGTTTAAAAAATCCACCATCAGAACCAACACCAAACCGTGTTGAAGTTTTGGTAGGTAATGTAGTTACAACTACAGAGACGGAGGAAGTAGTATCACAGGAATGGAATCCTCGGGACAATATAACAAAAAGAGTTGTAAGAGCTCTACTATCGGAATGTGATTACTTTGAAACAATTAAAGCGGAAACACCGATGGTATTTGATAACTTAAAGGATAAGTTGAAATTTTTCCAACCATCTTTCCATTCAATGACACCTGAGGGATTGAACTCGAGGTTAACATTCTTACAACAATGCATGAGACCTGGTGATACGATACCAACTGTGAAGCAAGCCACACCAAACAGTAAGCCTGAATTGGTTTATAATAATGCTACTAATACTTCATTTGGAGCTCCTCCTGTTTTGGTTCTCAGAGTTGGAGATTTTTACAATACAAAAATTATCCCTAATTCATTACAAATACAATATGAAGGGTTAGATATTAATCCTGAAGGTATTGGAGTTCAACCAATGATTGCTAACGTAACTTTAGGATTTAACTTTGTTGGTGGTAGTGGATTAAAAGAATCGGTTGATAAATTGCAAAACGCATTAACATTCAACTATTATGCTAATACTGAAATTTATGATGATAGAGCAGATACTACGGATACTGAATCTGCAGAGGCATTAAAAGTATTAGACCAATTTTTCTTAGCGGGTCAAACTCCACCTCCGATACCAGGTGCTAACAGTGCGGCACCAAATAATGGACAAGATAATAATAATACAGTTGGTAATATAATCAGTTCTGTAACGGATGATGAGGGTATAACAACTGGTGTTATTAGTTATAGTAGTTTCATGGATAAGGTTGTTAGTGAAACTCAAACATATTTTACTAACGTTATTAACAAAACTAAAGAGACTGTTAATCAATATAATAATGCGGTAAGACAACAGTGGTTGATTGAAAGAAATTATACTGAAGGTTATTTTACAATTGACCCTGACAATACTGTTGTGTTGTTTGGTAAACCAAACAACATTGAAAAAAGATTTGATGAAATATTCACCGAACTTGATAAAAATATAAAAGATGGTACTGAAGGATTTATATCATATATTTCTGAACCATCGAAGAATTTGTCTGTTCAATTAATTAGAACACTCAAAGAAAATTATTATAATTTTGTGTCAAGAAAACGTGGGTCATTCCAAAATGGGATTTCAAACATTACTCAGAGTTTAGTTAATCAAGAACAATCTTACATTCAAACTCTTGCTAGATTGAATCTGATTACTTTCGACCCTATGACGTTGGAAAATGGTACTGATGGATTACAATCTAAAAACGGACCTGTAACAGTATATATAACATCAGGTACTACTGATGTACATCCAACATCACCAAGCTCAGACACTTATGCTGAATTAGAAGTTGATACTGCAAAAATACAAGAAGATATTGCGGTATTTAACTCAATTATTCAAAATAATCGTACATTCAGTTATGGTGGAAAAAGTTATGAAGGTACTTTGGTTTTTGCAACTAACAATGGAAAATCGAATGCGGTGTCTGTACAAAAAGTTTTCTTACCATTCAGTACTAATCCTTTGTTTAATGATAGTAATGAAAATTATTCTTTTAGGAGAGTTTACATGATTATATCTGATGATGTTACAGATGAAAAAAAATATGAAACATTCAAACAACAACTTATCGGTAATATACTTGGAAATCAGGCACTATTGAGTAATGGGTCTGTTGACATTGAATCAATATTTGATACATATTGGATTAGAACAGCTAAACCAGTTTTCACGGAAGAAAATAATATTACAAAATCATTTATAGAAAATTTGGAAAAAAATGATTTGAAAGATTATTTAATTTATACTCCATTTGACAACGTAAAACAAAGAAACTTTACTTTTACAACTGAAACTACCGCAGGTGATACTGAGAAAAAATCTCAAGAAAATATGATAAAAGGATTGGCGAACACTACAAATCAAAATACAAATATATTGACTTGGAATGACACCAACGGAAACGTCACAGGGGCATATATATCTAAAGCAAAACTTAACTAATGGCATATCAATATTGGAATAGATATAGTGACTTTCTTATAAATGGGGAACAAACAGTTGTCCCTTATGTTGCCCTGCCTCAAAAACCAACCGATAAAGCGTATATCTATAAAGTCGCTAAAAGTAGACTAGACAAAGTTTCACAAGAATATTATAACTCACCTGTATTCAGTTGGTTAATCCTTCAAGCAAATCCACAATTCGGAGGTCTTGAAAATAATATTTATGATGGTGCGGTATTGATTATCCCATTTCCATTACTACCATCAATACAGGATTATAAGGCAGCATTGGAAAATCATTTTTATTATTATGGCAGGTAACATACAAGCAGACACAAGTGGAAATATTTTAGTAGAATTTGACTACAACAATATTATTGTGGTTGATCCGAACAAAACCATAGATGATTTTGGTAATATAAAGGAAAGACTCGTGGACCACGAGAATCTTGTTATGTATGCTAACTTGGAAGCGGATGTATTACCAAGAACTAAATTAGCAGTAGGAGGAGCTCCTGAAGACAGGATTAGAACCATCTCAGTTGCCAAAATGAATTTCCTTAAACCTACCAAAAACACATATTTGGGAGCAGGTTATTATGACCAATTGACAGGTGAAAACTCTACTCAATACAAAGCGGAGAATCAAAAATCTGAAATAGCACAACCTGCGACTAATGGTAATACACCGTATTTACTCGACACTGTTGTTAATCAAAAAGATATTATTGATAATGGTTTATTGGGAATAACCTCTATTAATATTAGAACAAACACTAGTTTTATACCTACGGTTGAAATTTTATTAGAAGATGTTCAAGGGAAAGGGTTATTTGAGTTAGGAAATAATTCACCATACTCAGCGTTTTTCAATCTACCATATCCACAATTTTATCTTACTTTAAAAGGGTATTATGGACAAGCGGTCAGATACCAACTCAACTTAGAAAAATTCCATGCGTCATTTAATGGATTCAGTGGTAACTATCAAGTTAGATTACAGTTTAGAGGATACAAGTTTAATGTTTTAAATGAAATTGCGATGGGTCATTTGTTGGCGGCACCGCACATGTATAGCCAAAGATTTGATATAAGTCAAACAGTTGATGGTCCGCAACAATCAAACAAAGCTGTGGAATCGCAAGCAAGTACCCAAGCAGAAAAAGGAGCTAATAATTTGGGGTCTAATGAAGCGGTTGTAACCCAAATTGTTGCTGAAAAAGGGTATCAAAAAATTGTTGAAGTTTATAGTGAATATAAAGCTAAAGGATTGATACCTTTTGACTTTCCAGAGTTAACGTTGGTACAATTGATGATTAAGTTGGATCAATTCGAACAACGCATTGTAGATTCATTCGATAAGACTGAAGTAGAGCCATTGACTAACATACGAAATTATAAGTCAGTTCTGACGCAATACTTCAATACAATTAGAGCGGCAAATACATCTTGGTTCAATACCAATATGAATCCAAAACCGATAGTTCTTATTTCTGGAGAAAAATTATATGTATTCAAAGACTTATCTAAAGAAGTTAAAGAAAACGCAATTATTAAATTACAAAAGGATATCGGAGATTTCAACGATAAATTGGCAAGTAATCCGACTTTAGGTTTAAAAGGGACTGATCCTATTCCAAACCCTATAAAGTATGACATGCTGGAAATAACCGCACCTCAGTTTTCAGAAGTAAATTGGAGAGAAACTGTTAGAATACAAACGGGTATTGTTAATCCAACAGTAGAAGACGAAACTCAATTAAAAATTAATCTTTCGAAATTTTTCATTCCAACTGAAATAGAATTACCAAATAACCCTACCGGTCTTGTAGAAACATTACAGAGTTTGGCTAAAGGAACTCCGAGGAAAGAAAAATGGTTTGTATTTGAAGGTGATGGAAGATTTGATAAACAAATTACTTTGCTTGAAACACAAGCAACCAAAAAGTTATCTGATTATGAAAGTAAAATTTCTACGGCACTTTTAAGAAAAATTGAAGATACTGCGACAGGTATTGGGTTCAAACCTACCGTTAGGAATATGATTGCTGTAATAATGGCATCTGCCGAAGGATTTATTCGTCTATTAGATGATGTCCATACAAGTGCTTGGGATGTAAAATATGACCCTGTTCGTAAAAGAGCCATTTTGGATAATACATCCTCAGCACCGAGTAGCGAAACTGTTGGACAAGTTGTTAGAGATTCCTCAACATTGGTAAATGAGAATGAGTTAGATTCAAACGCAGTGAATTCTCAAATACCTGTATACCCATGGCCTCAATTTTTTGTTGAAACTCCAGATGACAAAAAGGGACGGTTTCAATTAAAGTATATTGCAGATCCTTCCGTTGTTGATTTAACTCAAGGTTATCTATTTGATAAATGGCCTGAGGTGGAGTTTGTTGAAGAATATATGAAGGGGTTGACTCAAAAGTTTCAAAATCCAACCGCACCTCCACCTTTGGATAATGAAAGGGATACAAATATAATTAATATTAATGCAATCGAGTTTCCATCTACAGGTATTGCATACACTAATAAAGAAGAAATAAAGTTTTTCTATGAAATATGGGAAAGACAATTTTTAACTTCTCATTATTCTGGTTTGGTTAGAGGAAACCTAAACCAAATTGACGAATTATTACGATTAAATATTGAAACCGAAGTTAATAACGTTCAAACTAAACTGGGTATTAGTTCTCCATATTTGACGTTGAAACTTAAAAACTTCAATCTTAATGCTACAAATTACCCTGAATTTTTAAGGACGATTTCAAACACAGGAACAGGTCGAGCTTACCAAGATTATATTAGAGATTTTTTTGTTACTCCATATATTAGGGGTATTACCGAGAATTCTTTTGCAATACTTAATACTTTAGACTTGGGTAAAATACCACAAGCTTCAACTAAGTCTGAGGCTTTAAGATCTTTGGTTGTAAACGCATCCAACGAACCATTGATTGTAGACACTTTACCTTACACAGACCAAACTTGGTGTCTAAACAATTTGAATCAAAGCAATACTGCGGTTTCAAATCAAGTTTATAATACAAATAAGTCTTTAACTATATTCGAACCGAGAAAGATTATTGCCAACTTTACAGACGTTTATGATTATACTACAAATAGACCTGTTACAAATTTTTCATATATATTAGGACAAAACCCAACATCGGATGTTGTTGCGGGATTAAATCTTTTTTACCTAACAAGGACACCTAACAATTTTATTCCTACAGAAGGGTATGTGGATGTTTCATATCCAACCAACGGTACTTTACTCAGTTCCAACGTATATCGGACAACAACTTCAATGTTGAATACTCCTTACTTTATAAACGCGATACAAAATGGAGTTTATAATTCTAGGATATCTGGAAATACTTATCCATACGTTCAAGCGGCTTATTTGTTTTTGAATTCCTTACCATTAGCAACACTCAGAGAAAAATATAAATCTCTATCGAACAATGTAATAACTGATTTGGATTACATTTCATCTGCGTTGAAAAAATTTGGAGCAATACATAAATTACCGTACGCTTGGATATTAAAATATGGTTCTATTTGGCATAGATATAAAAAATACAAAGAATCAGGTGTTGATATTCTACAAAGTGCTTGGAAAGATTTTGATTATGCTGGAAACTATTATCCTATTACAAGTGCTGTAACTCAAACATATTCATTCAAGTATGCTAATGTAGATACTAACATTACTTTACAGAGCGAAGTGGGGGTTGGATTGTTTTCACAAATTCAGATGCAGGTTGGATTTTATCCTAAAGTAATAAACGATTTCAATGTTTTTTATAATGGATATGATTTGTATCAAAATTATACAGACACTGAAATTCAAAATAGTATCAATGGAGGTATAAAATTATACAATTTTAGTTCGTCCAATATTGTTAATGCTACACAAGAAGATAAAAACTTAAGATTAAGTACTTGGTCTCTGTTATTACCAAATACAACTCCAGATACACCAATCGATTGTAATCCTAAAGACAACACAACAGGAGATGATTACTTTATATTACCTTCATTTGGTACACCATTCAATGAAACAAATGATGCACTAATAGATAACAAAACAACAACACCAACGACTAAAGTAAACTTGACAGATAACCCAAGTGTATACAATGGTACCGTTAGATGTCTATGGTCTGCACCAAATTTTGGATATTTCGATAGTGAACAATTGTCATTTCCTGAACCAGATTCTTATTTGAATCTTATTACAATTGAGAATAATCAAACTCCATTTCATTTTTTACGTCAGGACAATTACACCAAAATAGAAGAAATGTTCTCTGTGTTTGAAACGAAGATTTTGGATTCATTCGAATTAGAATTTTTGAATTTCTGTAAACCAATTAGTAACGCAACAGTTGGTAGTGATGTGACTACTTTCGGA